TGATGATGCACCTGCCGACAGACTGACTGTCACTTTTGCAGTAAAGGAAAATGTACAGCCTGTTTTGTCCGTTGAAGTCCTTGACGGCTTGAAACGTATTTTTTACGGCTATGCCGATACTCAGACCGATGAACAGACAATAAACGGAATTATTTTGACCGTTTCGGCAAGAAGTCAGGCGTGTATTCTGCTTGATAACGAGGCACTTCCTCAGACTTACCGCATGATTTCAATGAGTGACCTCATGGAAAGGCATTTCAGTCCTTTCGGTTTTGCAAAATTCAAAGGTACTTCAAAGACTTTTGATGATGAATTTGTGATTTCAAAGGGCATGAGTGAATGGGCGGTTTTGGCGGAATTTTGCAGGAGATTTGTCGGAACATCTCCGAAAATAGACTGTAACGGAGTTATCGACATATCGGGAGAGAACAGAGGAAAATCTGTTTATATATCCTCGGACCGCTGTATCTCAAAAAAACATACTATCAAAAGACATCTTTTAATTTCCGAAATCATGGTAAGGGCTGAAAGCGGAAACGGCTATGTAATGCCCTTTCAAGACAGCTTTGCACAAAATCTCGGCATTCAGAGAAAGCGTTATCTGAATACAGCAGACAGTAAAAGTCTTTCGCCTTTGAGTGCGGAGAAAATCATGGAAAATGCCGAAAATAAGTATGAACAGGTTACACTTGATGTATCGGGGTGTGTTTTATGCACGGTTGGCACAAGCCTTATACTCGATAATGAAGATAAAAATTATATGATAAAAGAAATCCACTATTCCCTTAATGCAAACGGGGAACATACTACTATTTATGCAGAGGTGAAGTATATTTGAAAATATCAAAAAATATCTCCAACAAAAATAAAAATATCGCCTGCGTAACGGGCAGGGTTACATCAAGTGCAGACAGGCGGATTGCTTCGGAATGCCCCGATGGTACGGCACAATTTTCCATAGTTGCCCCAAAGGGCATTGACTATGTACCGCAAATGAATGATAATTCCGTTGTCATATCTTCGGAAAATGAAAGACTTTGCATAGGTGTAAGGCGTGATGAAAATTTATATCAGATAAAAACGGGAGAACTTGCACTTTATTCACAGGGCGGGGCTTATATACTTTTAAAGAATGACGGTACTGTTATTATAAACGGTCAGACTTTTTCAGCGGAGGAATGAAATATGGATACTGCTTTGAACATATCGGGCGATATTTCGCCCTACACCGTATCCGAAAAAGATGAACTCAAACAGCGGTTATATATAGCCCTCTCTGCCAAAAAAGGCGGATTTATATATGACCGTGAACTTGGAAGCGATATTTTTTCGGTGGACATCTCCGAACCCGACTGCATCAATAAAATAGAAGCCTTTGCAAGAAAGGCACTTTCGGATATTTCAAATGCAGAGGTTATAGGAGTTGTCGCAGAAAGCAATTCAATTTGCATAGGCGTTGAAACCGACAGCGGAATTTATGATATAACGATAAACAATGCATAATTCATAATGCATAATTGACAGCACATTCCGATAATTATTTTCGGAATGGCAAAAATAAATAATAGGAGAGGTTTTATGGCATACACATATAATGAAATTCTTGAAAGAATGAATGATAAATTTGAGGAACTTTCGGGCTATTCACCTGACAGGGTGAGCGACATCGGCATAAGAATAAAACTGCTTGCAGGGGAATTGTACTCTCTCTGTACGGAGATTGACGGCATTAAAAAACAGATGTTTCCGAATACTGCAACGGGTGAATATCTTGACCGTCATGCACATCAAAGAGGACTTTCACGCATAAAGGGCAATAAAGCAACAGGTTTTGTGGTATTCAGGCTTGATACACCGCTTGACTATGATATTACTATCCCTCGTGGAACGGTGTGTTCCAATTCCGACGGCTCTTTGAGATACGTCACAATAAGTGATGACACTATCCCCCGTGAAAGTTCATATAAACTTATTGAATGTGAGGCAATCGACAGCGGAGAAAGATATAATACAGGAAGCGGAACTGTAAAAGTTATTATGACATATTTTTCAGTTGGAATGAGTATCACAAATGCAACTTCTTTCATTGGCGGTACAGATGACGAAAGTGATGATGAACTGCGTGGGAGAATTGCACAAAGCTATTTGAATACGCCTAACGGGGCAAATGCGGAATATTACATAAATCTTGCAAAATCCGTTGACGGAATAAAGTCTGCAACTGTTGCAAGTTCTTCGGCAGGCAGTATAACTGTATGCGTTGGCGGTGAGGGTGATGTGCCGTCAAATACGGCATATCAGACTGCACATGATATTCTGAATGCAGGCAGACCTTTTGGAATAAACCTTTCGGTAACAAGACCCGAACTTGTCACCGTGAACGTGACAGCACAAATAGATGTAAAAGACGGCTTTACCGCAAACGAAGTTATAGCAAATGCACAGATAACCATGACAAACTTTTTCAAAAAGCTTGGAGTGGGCGAAGATGTAAAGCTTGCGGCACTCGGCAAGGCTCTCTATGAAACAAGCGGTGTTGACAATTATGAATTTACCAATATGTCAGATGTCGGTATTTCAATAAATCAGCTTGCAAAGCTTGGCACAGTTTCTATTACTGCACCGAATGCTTAAAGGGGGCTTTTTATTATGTCTGAATTTCAGAAAATGAGTGACAGGCTTTCCGAAACGGGTTTGTATGAAGTTTCTTCCAACAGTCTTATATATGCCGAACTGAAAGCATATTCCGAAGGTTTGGATATGTTTTTCAACGAGCTTGACGAGATGTTAAGAGAGTGCTTTGTTGAAACAGCGGAAAGTTATGGTTTGACAATGCGTGAAAGCTGGCTGAAAAGATACAATCCCGACAGAACAACTGCAAGCAGGCGAAATGCAATCATAAAAGCCCTGTCTGTATGTCAGACGGACTACACATTTGAGGGTATGCGGAAAATCCGTGACAGCTTTAACCTGAACGGAAATTTCTATTCATACACATCTCCGCTGAAAGTTACGTTTGAATGCACAGATACTCTCACCAATTCACAGAAAACCATACTTTCCAATCAAATGAAAAAATTTATGCCGTGCTGGCTGGACTTTGAGTTAATTAGCAATTAGCAATTAGCAATTAGCAATGTGCAATGAATGGGGAATACCCTGTAATTGCACGTTGCTTTTTTTGTGTGTGAAAACTTGAAAAATTTAAATGTTGGATTAAAAAAATGTTCTCTAAATCGTTTCAATTTATCTATGGAATATTTTTGGGGAAATGCTATAATATAATCATCAAAGACAAACACAAATCAATGACACGAATTTAAGGAGGTCATCACTATGAAAAAGAGATATATGGCTATAATGGTACTGGCAGTAATGTTAATATCGGCAGCAGGCTGTAACAATGCGTCACAGACAATGCCCGAAGAGGAAATTTCAATCGTAAGCACGGGACTTGAAAGCACAAATACAAATGAAAAAAATATTGATGATGTGCTTAACGAGATAGGTCAGAATGCCAACACGGATAATGCACAGAGCGTTCAGCAGACAGAACAGGAAAGCAGTCAAAATTCAGAACAGCAGGAAAGCAGTCAGCAAACGGAACAGCAGGAGAGCAGTCAAAAGCCGACTGTAAAGGAGAGAAGCAAAATGACAACTCCTGCACAGGAAAATTCCGTTGAAGAAAATAACTCACAGATTTCCGAAAATACAGATACACAGTCGTCTGCAACACAGAAGTCAAATAAATCCGAAAGCAGTGTTCAAAAACCGTCATCATCAAATTCAAGTACGGTTACTGCAAACTACACTTCAAGTGCAGGCGGTATTCTTGATACAACGGATATATTCAGTGACCGTGATTTGACACAGACACCCGATTTATCCAATGCACAGACTATCACCGTTTCAAACGGACAGACTATCAACATAACCGAAGCAGGCATTTATATAATAAGCGGTTCTGCAAGCAACTGTACCATAAAAGTGAATGCCGACGAGGAAAGCAAAGTTCAGCTTGTTTTGAATGGCGTGAATATCACAAATGACAGCACCCCTGCAATATACGTTGTATCGGCTGATAAGTGCTTTATCACGACAGCGGAAAATACAGAAAATACCCTTTCCGTGACAGGCACGTTTACTTCTGACGGTGATACCAATACAGACGCTGTTATTTTCTCAAAAGACGACCTTGTATTTAACGGTCTTGGCACTCTTACAATCAATTCAAGCAATAACGGTATTTCGGGCAAAGACGATATAAAATTCACAGGCGGCACTTATAATATCACAAGCGTGAAAGACAGTATCGAAGCAAATGACAGCATTTCTATATGTGACGGCACGTTTACAATCAATTCGTCAAAAGACGCTTTCCATAGTGAAAATGATGATGATAATACATCGGGCTGGATATATATAGCAGGCGGTACATTCAATATCAAATCATCAAGCGACGGCATACAGGGAACAAGTGCGGTTCAGATAGACGGTGGCACATTTGATATAAACTCCTCTGAGGGCATAGAGGCAACTTATATACAAATAAATGACGGTACAGTCAAGATATATGCAAGTGATGACGGTATCAATGCAACCAAAAAGAGTACGGCATATTCTACCCCGACTATTGAGATAAATGGCGGTAATCTTACGGTAGAAGTAGGTCCCGGCGACACTGACGGCATAGATGCAAATGGTGATATAATCGTAAATGGCGGAACTATTAACGTAACGGCACAGATGTCATCATTTGACTATGACGGCAAAGCGGAATTTAACGGCGGTACAATCATCGTCAACGGCACGCAAGTCAACAGCATACCGCAATCCATGATGGGCGGTGGCGGCAGAATGGGCGGAATGAATGGAATGGGTGGCAGAGGAATGATGCCCTAATTCAATTAGCAATGTGCAATGATTGACACAATCAGTCGGCAGAATGGACGTTCTGACGGCTGATTTTTTCTATGTGGTGCAAAAATTTAGTCAATCCCTCTGTTTGAATACGAAATGACAGGCATTAAGAGGGTAAAAATGCGTTCCAACCGTGCCATTGACTAAATATCGAATAAAAGCTAAAAATTTCATACAAAAAGTTCAAAATTCCTCTTG